AGGTGTATGAACCTACCTTTGCAGCAGTTAGTATCAGTATTACCGCCCAACCACAGAATGTCACTGCAACGGTAGGAACAGGAGCAGAATTGTCAGTAACCGCTACAGCTTCAAGCGGAACACTTTCTTATCAGTGGTACTCCAACGCAACCAGCAGCAATGTAGGTGGTACACCAATTTCCGGAGCGAATTTGGCAAGCTATACAACACCGACTACTGATCCTGCAGGTACGTATTATTACTACTGTGTTGTTTCTGTCGGCACTAACTCTGTGACCTCTAATGTCGCAACTGTCACAGTAAGCATATAAGGAGGCTGTAGGATATGAATAACGAGAGAAGCGCAATGATTAATATTGGTGGGCAGGATTATGAACTTATTCTGACTACCAAAGCAACAAAAGAAATAGCTGGTCGTTATGGTGGCCTTGAAAATCTGGGAGCAAAGCTAATGAAATCTGAGAACTTTGAAATGGCATTGGATGAAATCGTCTGGCTTATAACACTTATGGCTAACCAGAGTCTTTTAGTACACAATCTCAAGCACCCGGGTGACCAGAAAACTTTGCTTACCCAAGAGGCAATAGAACTGCTCACTTCCCCATTAGAATTAGCTTCATACAAGGAAGCTCTGACAGAGGCTATGTTTAAAGGAACAAAACGGGATATTGTATCGGAAGAAGACTCAAAAAACCTGCAGGCCGAGTAAAAGATGAAGAAATCTTTACTCGGCTTATTTATTACGGGACAGTACATCTCAACCGGACGGAAGAAGAGACATGGCTCACACCAATTGGTTTATTAATGGATTTATGGGAATGTCACATGCAATTTCTCGGTATCAAAAAATCGAAACGTGAATTGTACATCGATGACATCATCCCCTATGGGATTTGATTTTATGAGGAAAGGAGGCGGTATGTATGGCGGACAACTTTGGCTTAAAAATAGGAATCGAGGGTGAAAAGGAATTTAAAAATGCTCTCCGTGACATCAATCAATCCTTTAAGGTGCTGGGCAGCGAAATGAAACTTGTCTCCTCGGAGTTTGATAAAAATGATAAAAGCGTCAAAGCGGTAACTGCCCGTAACGAAGTATTAAACAAGTCTATTGATGCACAGAAAGAGAAAATATCTACCCTTGAAGCGGCACTTAAGAATGCCTCAGATAGTTTTGGTGAAAATGATAGGCGCACTCAAAACTGGGCAGTTCAACTTAATAATGCCAAAGCAGAACTTAACGGCATGGAACGGGAATTGGAAAAGTCAGCAGAAAGTGCAGATGACTTAGGCAATGAACTAACAGAGGTTGGGGATGATGCAGAAAAATCCAGCGGAAAGTTTGATAAACTTGGTAGCACACTTAAGGGTGTTGCTGTAGCGATGGGTGCTGCTGCAGTTGCCGCCGGTGCTGCCGCCGTCAAACTCGGCAAGGAAGTCATAGCCGCATATGCAGACTACGAACAGCTGGTAGGCGGTGTGGATACCCTCTTTGCCGATTCATCTCAGACCGTACAGAACTACGCTGCGAATGCCTTTAAGACTGCAGGAATGTCCGCCAATGAGTACATGGAGACCGTTACGGGTTTCTCAGCAAGCCTTATTCAGTCCCTCGGTGGAGATACGGCAAAAGCAGCAGTAGTCGCAGATATGGCGATAACCGATATGGCTGACAATGCCAATAAAATGGGTACGGATATCGCTTCGATACAAAATGCCTATCAAGGTTTTGCCAAACAGAACTACACCATGCTTGACAACCTTAAGCTAGGCTACGGCGGCACGAAATCCGAAATGGAGCGGCTCTTAACTGATGCCGAGAAAATCTCCGGTATCAAATATGACCTCTCTTCATTCTCGGATTTGACAGAGGCAATCCATGTCATTCAGACGGAAATGGGCATAACGGGAACGACCGCTTTAGAAGCCACAGAGACTATAAGCGGCTCTATTTCCGGTATGCAGTCGGCTATCGGAAACTTAATGGCGGGACTTGGTGATGCTGATGCAGACATTGAACTTTTAATCGGTAATGTGGTCGAATCCTTCCAGCACGTTGTAAAAAACATCGTGCCGGTCATTGAGAATATCGTAAAGGCTCTGCCACCAGCTCTTGATGCAATAATTAAGGCAATTGGTGATTTGCTGCCGACCTTGCTCTCTACCGTGGTGGATTTGTTTACGCAGGTGTTGGAAACCATTCTGACACTACTTCCCGAACTCATACCTGCCGCCGTGGATGCCATTATGACCATAGTGGGTGCGCTGATTGATAACCTTCCTCTGCTTATCGATGCAGCAGTTCAGTTAGTAACTGCTCTTATACAAGGCATAAGTTCATCCCTACCACAGCTTATTCCGGCAGCGGTAAGTGCGATTACAACGATTGTTCAAGGATTAATTGAGAATTTACCTATGCTGTTAGAGGTAGCCTTGCAGCTTATTCTTGGACTTGCACAGGGACTTTTAGATGCACTTCCTCAATTAATAGCGGCCTTGCCCGCCATTATTACAGGAATTGTTAACTTTATTATTGGGGCAATTCCCCAGATCATTGAAGCCGGTGTTAAACTTTTTGTAGCCCTTGTTGCCAACCTGCCAACCATTATTGATGAGATCGTAAAAGCCATACCTCAGATATTGCTGCTTTAATACAAGGCCTTACCGGAGATAGCGGTCAAATGGTCCAGATGGGATCTAACCTAATCAAAGGACTCTGGCAAGGGATATCTGATGCAGGTGCTTGGTTAAGAAACAAAATATCTGGATTTTTTGGAGGTATAGTAGACAATATTAAAGACTTCTTTGGTATCCGCTCACCCTCTACTCTTTTTGCTGAATTAGGCGGCAACATGGGTCAAGGTATCGGTGTCGGTTTTGAAAAAGCAATGGGACAGGTCGGAAAAGATATGCAAAACGCTATACCTACTGATTTTGATATGCAAATGCAAAGCACAGTGACCGGCATTGAAACACCTACCACCTCCACTTTGCAGCCAATCAATGTAACCATACCTTTGACGGTAGATGGGATTATGCTGGCAAGAGTCATCTCGCAACTACAATGGAGTCAGAATACCGTGACCGTCCGAAATCTTGGTGTCAACATATAGGAGGGTTCCTAAATGGCAGAAAGTACAATAATAAATATATATGATTCAGCAGGAAACCTGGTGGAGACCATAACAAAGATTCTATCAGCAACACTGCGAGATGCTTTGGATGGAGAGTGTACTTTTGACTTTTCTGTTCTTACTGAAATGTCCAGAAACATAGAAATTGGTAATTCATTATCTTTGTTAACTGGCACCCACGAATACGCGTTTAACATTGTTCGTGTTGCTAAGTCATTTTCCAGTAATCTACGAATCTGCTCAGTGACCTGCGAACATAAATCATATGAATTAAACGATGAGAAATATAATCTTACCTCCTTTGACTTTACAGGCGAGCCTTTAGTGGGCCTGCAACAGCTACTGGATGGGACAAATCTCTCGGCAGGCACTTTGGACTTTACCGGGTCCATTGCTTTGAAAATAAACCAGAAGTGCAGCCGCAGAGCAGCTCTCATTCAGTATGTTGCAGTTCTTGGTGGTGAGATAGAATACAATGCAAATACCATCAATATCCGTTCTCATAGAGGTTCAAGCGCGTATCTTGAGGTTATGGGCGGCAAGGCTGTCTCTGATGTAAGTGTCACCTATGACTTGCGGGCAGATACCGCCACATATAATCTAAAACTATATAAAAAGCTGGACTTTGGTACCGGAGATAATGTCCATATTGTCTTTATGCCTTTTGGCTTGGATGTGCGAACACGCATTATCGCTATGTCCTATAACCCCTTTAATCGCAGGGAGATCACCATTGAAGTAGGAACATATTTGCCGAGTGTTTCCGATCAGCTATACAATATTGAGAATAACTTGAATGATATGTCCAATCGTGTGGAATCTCTGGAACAGATGACGGCTAAATACACCGCAGAATTCGGAGATATTACAGGCAGCGGTTCACTTTACTTTAGAATTGCTTATTTGGATAAACCGACTTACTTCCTTTATTCCGATGGGGGTTCTGCATTTATGGAGTTTATTCGATCTGATGGGAAATATGTCGGTGCAGAGGTAACAGCAAGCAACTCGTCTGTTGTAACCTCGCTGTTATTTTACTGCACCTTACCGGATACGACACCCTAAGGAAGGAGGTAAATGAATGGGCATTTTCACAGGTGTAAAATATGACGAGGCGAGTTCAAAGGCCCTAGCCTTTATTAAATCACAGATGGATGTTTCACAGTGGCTCTACACCATTGAGTTTGCCGAGAGTTATCCAGAGGAATATGCCAATAACCTTCTATGGGGTAGTGTCATAGGATTACCAAATGAAGATGAGAAAATCTTCCCGCAGCACATCAATGTTGATGCTTATTATGGACCCGATTATACAGGTGTGGTTTCGGGTACTTGGTTTAACCTACCAGATACCACGGGCTATACAGTTGATGTCTACGCCATCACGGATATTCCCTATTTTGTTATGTCTTGTCCTCTAAGAGCAAATGGTACTTGGCGCTCTGAAAAATATATAACGGTTACGGAAACCGATCCTGAAACAGGTGAAGAATACACCTATTCCTATTGGGAGGACATTCCTATAGGCCTTGGCTTTAAGGAATTTCGGCTTGTGAAAAACGGTGTAACTATTGATTATCCCTATTCCCGCTTTGTCAATTTCAAAGTAAGATTATTCAGTTTCGTGGACGCAGAATATCTGACAGACGAAATGGATATCTGGGATATGGGCGGAGGCAGACACGTTTTCTATACCCAGAAAGTCTTTGCAGGTAAAAAAATCGCCAAAGTAATCAAGCGTGTTTGGGAAAACGGAGCATTTGCTTATGTGGTGGTCGGCATTGCCGGAGCATTAACTAATAGTTCTTATGGTCGGTTGCCAGCTTCTTTCTTCATCCCGTCAGATGACCCACAGTATGATAAGGACGGCAGTGTTTCTCTCGGAGCTTATGGTTATATGCTCAATTCACGTTGCTGGGCATATGATGTAGGTCTTGCCCTTCTAGTTTTCACTGTGAGTGGTGATTACACACTTTGCAAGGAAATTATGGGTCGCATGGTACAGGAACAAGGCTTAGACGGGAGTTTCAATTTTAGCTATGACATTTATATCGGACAACTTTTCGAGGGTTATATCCGAACGGGTGCTATTGGCTGGACAGTCTGGGATATGTGCTACTACACACTTGTTTCCGGTGACCGTTCTTACGTTGATATGATTGTTAAGGCAGGAAATTGGCTGTTAACCAGGCAGGTTACCAATAAAGATGATAAGCGGTACGGTCTTCTCACGGGTGGTTATGGTACCTACAATATGGAGGATTACTCCTATGACCCTATGGAAATTGCTTGGTGTTCTACTGAACATCAATGTAGTGCTCTGCAGGCTCTTCATGGACTTGCACTGGTCACGGGTGAAAGCAAATATACAAAGGCCGCTGACCTAATCAAAGAGCAGCTGATTCTTACCTTGTATGATAAGGAGAACAAGAGATTTTATCAGGGGTGTGGCCCGAATGGTGTAGATGCGGCCTGGGCATTAGACTGTACCTCTTGGGCTGGCAAGACAGCACTTTCTGTTCTAAGTCCTGCTATCGTGCCACCGGACTGCCGGCAAACCACATATGACGAATATCTGGTAACAGGAAAGACTATTGTGCAAAGCACCGATGCTGAACATTACAATCAGACTTATTCGCTTGATGGATTAACCGAAGGGTTCAAGCCTTACAGCAACAGAGGTGGCGGCTATGATGGTGCACCGGAACTGGTCTGGACAGAAGGAACACTGGGTTATGTGGCTCTTTGCCTCGCTCTGGGAAAGACAGAAGAAGCTACACGATTTCTAGATGCAACCATTGATCTGCAAAACTGTGTCAACTCTCCGGGGGGTGTGATTTACACAACAGAAACCTATGCCAGTCTGCCTTGGGAATTTCATGTCTGGCCAAGCGTAGTGTCAAGTGCCTGGCTGTACCTGTTGATTAACAAACCCGATTGCCTGTTTCCGATTATTACAAAAAGGCAGAGCTATATTCATAAGATGCCAGCTTATCCGGCCAGTGACCGAAATAACCGCATCGTTCTATATGTATACTCCGAGGTTCCCTTTACTTACTATGTACCTATATCAGGCGGAGGACAATCTGACAGAGAATACGATTGGCGTATTGATTGGGGTGATGGTGAGAGCAATTTGTATTCAGGCATATCCTCGTTCTCTGCCTCGGCAACACCACCTAGCCATAGCTTTTCGGCAGGAGAGCATACAATAACGATTCGTCCAAACAGCAGCACTTATGCTTGGGCTATCGCTTTTGGTCATTCTGAATACAGTGATGCTCCTCATGATACCTATGGCAATAAATATTTGCTGGTAGGTATCGACATTGACATCACACCGAAGATGACCAGAACGGTTGAGCAACTTGAAGAAAACATTGCACCCGACTATGAATGGTCAAATACATTTTATAACTGCCGTTTCTTAACTGATATGCACGAGACCTCATTTGTAGGTTGGGAGGGCATAATTACTGCTGGGAACTCCTTTGCTATGGCGATGTTTTCAGCCTGCCAAAGACTGCAGATGGGAACAAAGTTTCAGTTACCACAATCATTGACAACAGTTGGAAATTTCTTCTGTAGCTATATGTTTACGGATTGTACGACTCTGACTATGAATGCTGTATTGCAAGCACCACAGAGGATAATCGCTCTTGGTCATTCGCTGCTTGTATCGATGTTCCTCGGTTGCCTAAATCTTGTGGTCAATGAGGTATTCTCCTTCCCACCGCTTAAACTTGTTCCTGAACTAGGATTTAATTTTACTTTCAGTGGCATAACAGCCGGGCAGGTTCGTACAGCCGAGAGTATTATTAACGAGATTCCTGCACCGAAAGAGGATAGAAATACATTCAGTTCGGCTTTCCCTGATTATGAAAGCTTGGACTCTACATGGAAAGCATAATAAATTATGTGGCTTGCAACAGCCGGAAAGGAAAGGTGAAATTATGGTTACTATTACGGATACTGCCTACAGCAACTCAGGCTTAAACTATACTCTATCTTTGGTAGGCTTAAGCACAGACGAAAAACCTACTGATGTCATACAAGGACTTAAGATCACAAACGGTTCTACTTTCTTTGAGATGGATACCCAGAAAGTGAAGTTCTTTGATGAAGCAAACACGGCATGGCTTTAAGGAGGGATATAACTATGGCCTTTGATTATACTCTATATGCTTTATCGCAAGGAAAAGGAAACTTTGTGGTCGATGACTATGATCCAACGAAAACCTATCAATTAAATGAGGCATTTAAATTTTACGGTAGGCTCTACCGGACAGCGGTTCCGCATGAAGCGGAAGAATTTATCGCCTCGCACAATGAATATATCTCAAGTTCTCGAGACGCCATCGATGCCACTTCCATTTATGATAATCTGACCTCCACAAGTACTGATAAATGTTTATCTGCCAATCAAGGTAGGGTTTTAGGAGAAAGGGTTCCGGCTTCCCCTACTGTTGACGGTTCATATTCTCTAAAGGCAACCGTCAGTGGTGGATCAGTAGTTTATTCCTGGGAAAGTGGATAATGGCTTTTAACTCAATATTATTATGGACGCTTGCCAGTATTGGTAGGCGTCTTTTTTATGCAATCGAAATGACAGGAGGGAAAAATGATGAAGGAAATTTGGAATTGGATTCAACTTGCAATATCGGCTATCGGTGGCGTGATGGGATGGTTTCTTGGCGGTTTAGATGGTTTGCTTTATGCACTGCTTACCTTCGTAGTTATTGACTATATCACCGGTGTCATGTGTGCCATTGTCGATAGGAAATTATCGAGCAAAATCGGCTTTAAAGGCATCTTCAAAAAGGTGCTGATTTTTGTAATGGTTGCCATAGGACACATTCTTGATACCAATCTTATTGGTACAGGCAGTGTACTTCGAACAGCAGTTATATTTTTCTATTTATCCAACGAAGGTATCTCCTTTTTGGAAAATGCCGCACATCTTGGACTGCCTATACCTTCAAAACTGAAAGCTGTGCTGGGGCAGCTGCATGACCGTGCTGAGAAGGAGGATAATAAATGAATTTGAAACAACTCATTCTCATGAATAATGCCTGCTACAAAGCTGGCAGGACGATTACCCCAAAGGCTATCATGGTACATTCCACTGGAGCAAATAATCCGTGGCTGAAACGCTATGTCGGTCCAGATGATGGTTTGTTGGGAAAGAACCAATATAACAATCATTGGAATCAAGATAAGCCCGGTGGCCGTCAGGTCTGCGTTCATGCTTTCATCGGCAGGCTGGCTGATGGAACAATCGCTACTTATCAAACCCTTCCGTGGAATCACAGGGGATGGCATGCCGGGGGTAAGGCAAATGATACGCATATAAGCTTCGAAATTTGCGTA